GCACCTCCATTGAGGATGTGGAAAAACTCATGGGGGGGGCGAGAGCAGACCTTCTCATCACGGATCCTCCGTATAACGTAGATTACACCGGAAAAACAAAGGATGCATTAAAAATCCAGAACGACAGCATGGAAGATGAAACGTTCCGGCAGTTTTTAAGGGATGCATTTACTGCTGCCGATTCGGTTATGAAACCGGGAGCAGCGTTTTACATCTGGCACGCGGACTCGGAAGGCTACAACTTCAGAGGGGCCTGTCACGATATTGGCTGGACGGTCAGACAATGCCTGGTCTGGGAAAAGAACCAGATGGTTATGGGCCGACAGGACTACCAATGGAAACACGAACCGTGCCTTTACGGGTGGAAAGACGGTGCCGGACACAGCTGGTATTCGGACCGTTCACAAACAACAATTTTAAACTTCTCAAGACCTCAAAGATCAGAGATGCATCCGACAATGAAGCCGGTCGCGCTGTTTGGCTATCAAATCCAGAACAGCTCGAAAAAAGGTGACTTTGTTCTGGATCTGTTCGGCGGCAGCGGAACGACGATTGTATGCTGCGAGCAGAGCGAACGGAATGCATTTGTGATGGAACTTGATCCGCACTATTGCGATGTGATCATCGATCGGTGGGAACAGCTCACCGGAAAGAAAGCACAGAGGGAGGCCTAAAGAATGTTTGAGAAAGTCAATCCGGCACATCCGGACAAAATAGCAGATAGAATCGCCGGGGCATTAGTCGACCTGGCATACACAAAAGCGGAGAACCCGAAGATCGCGGTCGAGGTCCTGATCGGGCATGGCGACTGTCACATCATCGCGGAGACTTCGGAGCATTTTACATCGGACGAGGTCGCAGAGATCGTGGTCCGCATTACAGGACGCGCAATGCTCTGTGATTATCGAGAGGTGCCGCAGGACAAGCACCTGGCACAGAACCAGGACGGAGCAATCCGCTGCGGAGATAATGGAATCTTTAAGGGAACGCCGGTGACAGAGGAACAGAAACGACTGTCTGATTTCGCAAGAAGCTGCTTCCGAATCTTCCCGTTCGACGGCAAGTACATCCTGAACGGAGACGACATCACGGTCTGCCAGAGCAACGCGAAGGAACGGACGCTTCGAGCATTCCTGACGGACTACGATTTCGGGAACGCGGTGGTCAACCCTCTCGGAGAATGGACCGGAGGAACGGATGTTGACACCGGAGCCACGAATAGAAAACTCGGATCTGACATGGGCGACGGCGTGACCGGAGGAGGACTTCACGGCAAGGACCTCTCAAAAGCCGATGTCTCCGTCAACATATATGCATTTTTGAAAGCCCAGGAGCTGGGAGAAGAAGTAAAACTGTGCTGTTCGATCGGCGACGAAACAGTCTGCGGAGTTCCATATTCCGAGATCGTCGAAACGGCCAGAAAATATATTAAACGGATCGGCGGCTTTGAAAAGTTCGCCATGTGGGGTCTGATTTAAGGGAGAAGCAAAATGGCAGAACTGAAAGGCATTGACTACCTTCGCGCAAAACTTCGAGAGAAGCGGCGCAGGGTACTGATGCGGTATCGCTACTATGACATGAAAAAAGAGGTGCCGGACTTCGGAATCGCAACGCCACCGCAACTGCGCGGACTGGCTGCGACACTTGGATGGTGCGGAAAGGCTGTTGATTCACTTGCGGACAGGCTGGTGTTTTCAGGGTTCCGGAACGACACGTTCAACCTCTACCAGATCTTCCAGCAAAACAATCCGGATATTCTTTCAGGGGCTGCTATTCAGGCGGCCCTCATTGGATCCTGCTCGTTCATTTACATCTACCCGGACGACGATGGTGCTCCGAAGATGGAAGTGATCGACGGAGCGAACGCAACGGGCATTATTGACCCGGTGACCGGACTGCTACGCGAAGGCTATGCGGTCCTCGAACGGGACAAGATAGACGAGCCGGAACTGGAGGCATACTTCATTCCTGGCGTGATCGTGTACGTTCAGCGCGGAGAGGTGGTCAGGGTCTATCAGTCGAGGGTGCCTTATACGCAGCTCGTGCCGGTTATCTTCAGGCCGGATGCCACGAGACCGTTCGGACACAGCCGGATCTCGCGGTCCTGCATGAGCCTGATGGAGGGCGCGGTCAGGACGGTGAAGCGGTCAGAGATTGCTTCGGAGTTCTACTCGTTCCCACAGAAATGGGTCACGGGACTTTCGGAGGACGCAGAGCTGTTCGACCATTGGCAGGCGTCGATGGCTGCACTCCTGGCATTCACAAAGGACGAGGCCGGAGACAGCCCGAAGCTCGGACAGTTTACGGTCGGATCTATGGAACCGCACATCGACCAGGTCAAGATGTTCGCGAGTATGTTTGCAGGCGAAACTGGTCTGACGCTCGACGACCTTGGATTCCCGAGTGACAACCCGTCCAGCGCGGATGCAATCCGGAGCCAGCACGAGACGCTTCGACTGACCGCAAGAAAAGCGCAGCGGAACTTCGGCACGGGCTTCCTGAATGCCGGATTCGTTGCGGCCTGCCTCCGGGACGACTTCCCGTATAAACGAGCGGAGATCTATCAGACGGTCCCGACGTGGGAGCCGATCTTCGAGGCGGATGCGTCACAGCTCGCAGGAATTGGCGATGCGGTGATCAAGATCCAGCAGGCGTTCCCGGACTACTTCACAGAGGACAAGCTGCGCGAACTGACCGGCATTTAAGGAGGACGACATGGCTGTGGACATCGCACCGGAACTCCTGGCTGCGATCCGGGAGGACTGGAACCGGGAAATGCAGCGGAGCCGTCAGATTCAGAACTTGCGAGAGCGTTTCGACAACGGACGCGGAGGATTCCTCCAGGCGGAACATTACGCAGCGGAGGCCGGGCGGCTTCTGTCAAACGCATTCAAGGCAAACTTAACAGAGGAGATCCTTCCGAACGGTCGGGTCTACTACAACATAGCGAATCGGATCATCCCTCCGATGCTTCAGAGCGATTACGAGGACATTACGGCCCAGACCGCGAAGATCGTGAAGCGCCTGAACGAGGAGGAGGGAATCGGACTGAACGCGGTGATCCCGGACTTCTCGGACGAGGAGGACAGAGTAAAGGGGCTCGTCGATGGCATCTCGAATCAGGAGACGCTCGACAAGGCTCTTTTTTACGTGGGGGAGCCGATCGTGAACTTCTCGGTTCATGCCGTCGACATGATGGCGAAGAAGAACGGGGAGTTCCAGCGAAGCGTCGGGCTGTACTCGGTGATCATCCGCAGCAGCAACGGGCGGTGCTGTCCGTGGTGCGATCAGTTCGTCGGGGAGTACATCCCAGGGCGAGCTGGTGAAGCATACGCACGGCACGAGAACTGCAACTGCCTCGTGGAGTTCAAACCGAAGCGGATCCGCGCACGATAAGACCCGGACCATTCCGGGCTATACCTAAAAGGGGACACAATGGAAAGAATCGGCAGTCAGGAGCCGACGACGTCCTTCATCCTGCCATACCAGGAAACAGACGGGCAGACAGCCGTTGATCTTTACGAGCTGACCGGCAGAAGCGCGATGGAATGGCAGAAAGCTCTGATCTATGACATCCTCGCAAAAGGCCCGGACGGACGCTGGGTGCATTCCAGGTTCGGTTACGCGGTACCGAGGCGAAACGGTAAAGGCGAGGTCGTCGTGATGCGTGAACTGTACGGGCTCGCAACCGGCGAGAAGATCCTGCACACAGCGCATCTGACAAGCACGTCGCACAACGGCTGGGAGCGAACGAAGGAACTGCTCGACAAGCTCGGAATGAAAGGTCAATACACGGCGATCAAGGCAAAGGGCCAGGAGGAGATCCGGCTGCAAAACGGCGGCGAGATCCACTTCCGGACCCGAACGGAAACCGGTGCGCTCGGTGAAGGCTTCGACCTCGTGATCATAGACGAGGCGCAGGAGTACCAGGCACGGCACCAGACGGCGCTTCGGTATGTCGTGACGGCATCCAGAAACCCACAGACGATCATGCTCGGAACACCACCGACGGCGGTCAGCTCCGGCACGGTCTTCAAAGACTACCGGAAAGCAGTCCTCGCCGGAGAAACGACAAACGCAGGATGGGCGGAATGGTCGGTTCCGGAGATATCTGACGTGAACGACCGCGAGCTGTGGTACGAGACGAACCCGAGCCTCGGACAGACACTTGCAGAGCGGAACATTGTCGACGAGATCG